GTTTGTGGGGTTGCAGACTGCCATTTCATTGATAACATCGACTGCATACACCTTTCCAGTGTATTTCTTTTTGATAATGTCCTCTACCTTTATTCTAGCGAACTTTGGACGGTTCACAACCAACTGCGTAGAATAGCTTGTTGTAGTTATTGTTGTTGGGTAGCCAATCTTGAAGAAAAGGTCTGCGAGCTGTTCAGCTTGCTCTACATTACTCACGCTAAAGTCTAGGGGTGGACCTTTTGAAGGGATACCGTTGTCAAAGTCCCACTCAGGTTTCTTGATTCGTAGAACTTCTGTGATGAACGCATAAACAGCGTCAGGTGAGGTTGAGCGCATAACCACGTTCGGTATTTTTCGCTCGTACACCCTTTTACCTATGAACCTTTTTAAAGAGCGAGCCGCACCTGCGCTGCTTCGCAAGAATATCAAGCGTTCTAAATAACCATTCTTTACCCCACTTGATGTACGATACGCGATTCGGTTGCGATCAAGCAAATCCATGAGACGTGTCGGGTCATCTTTTTCACGAACCCTGAACATTGTAAGGGTGTGACGAGAACCTTCGTCTTGTGTAATCGCTCCCCTAAAAACCGCATAAGCAAGAAGTCTGAAATACTCTGACTCGCTCATATCCAGTGAACCATTTTTGATTACTCCAGCCTGATGACGCTTATCTTTCATTGTGAACTGAAGAGGGCTTTTGACGATTGCTTGAACATTTTTCTTGATGTCTTTGATTTTGATATTGTCGATTTGTTCAACCGCAATACGGTTACCTGTGAGAACGCTCTTGCGAAACAGCGTCTTTCTAATGGGCAACGTGCTGTCTTCGGTAAGTGAAAAGTGACTAATAATACCACCTTGTCGCTTGAAGATATGCACATGTTCATAAATATATCCATCGTAGTCATACTCTGTAATGTTGAGTATCGGGGAGAATATACCGTGACCCGCGAAGTTGGTCGTTAAAATCTCATCACCGACATTTAATTCAGTGACGTTTTTCCAACCGTCAACGGTTAACAGGTTATTTGATGGGGTAAGCACGTTACCACCTAATGTATGCGCCAACAGGCTTTGGTTTAAACGCGTTGTAAGCCATGTTAGCAATCATCATCGCGTCAGCCCAGTCAGGTGACCGACCGATTTTCTTGCGAAGTACGCTTTTCTTGACCACCCGAGTTTTACCTGTGTCGAGGTCGTAGGTGTGAGCAATAAGTTCTTTTTTAACTTCTGATACGTTGAAGTCTTTAGACCCATCGAGTAACCGCATACGTCCAGAGTCTAGATCGAGCATAAGGTTGTAGAAGCCGTCTGAGCGGGTCTGTTGAGTTGCGATGTATACATTTACCTTCCAGCCCTTAGAACGCAAGGCATCGCGTGCTGAAGCCCCCACACCGTTACCCTCAATGGTGATGTACTTAGCCACTGCGGGAGTGAACCCGTTCTTGAGCGCAAAGTCGATAAGTTTCTCTGCGATAGCGTGACCGATTGCTTGGTCGCTACCTTTTGGTGATTTGATTTCAACCGACTTAGTAGCAACCCCGTTTTCAACGAGTACTGCGACAGTTGCGTCCTTACCGCTGTCTGAAAGGTCGACACCGATTGCTTTGTTGAACTTCGCATCTTCTGGCTCGTCCGTGTCTGGGTGCAGCGTCGTTGCCTTATCCAGCAGTTTCATTGGGAATAGCGAGTCGTCGTCATCGAGATAATTCCAGTCACCGTCAAGCAAACGCTTACGTTCTTGTGGTGGTAGCTTCTTCAAGTTTTCGATGTAGTTCGGGTCGATGAACGGGTTTGATGTTACGGTTGCACGAATGTACACGTCGTAAGCTGGCACCTTTGTGCCGTCTACCCATACTTCACCGTTCTCCCATTTTTGAACTGGTCCCATACCGCGTTCTTCGTAAGGGTCATAGAACTCTTGTCGAAGCCAGTTAGTTGAGGGGTTACACGCGAGAAGTGTTGTGCCGACTAGACCAAATTCGCGATTCATCCATCGTCCTACACGCGAAGAAAGCACGTCAACTGCGCGCTTATCTGTTTCACCCGCCTCGTCAACGAGTGCAATAGTCAATTCAAGTGAACCGAGACTTTCAAAGTCAGGGTCTGATGGCTTCGCGGTTAGATCAAGAAACTGAACCCGTGAACCGTTACGATATTCGAGAAAGTTTTCGCGACCGTTAATAACATAGTCGTCTTGGGTGATACCGAGAGCGGGGTGCACCTTTGAGAGCAGTGTAGAGAGTGTTGTTTGTCGCAAGCTCATCAACTCTTTTCGAGCTAGACCAATGCGTATACCAGCGTACTTTCTTGACATAAGCGCGACAATAAGACATATAAAGAATGACTTACCACCACCCGCACCACCACCATAAAGAATACGGGTACTTTGCGGGTTTAAGAACTCGTTATAAGCGAGCAACTGCGCGTCTGAAAATACGACATCTGCCATTAAGATTCAACGTCTTCTGCATCGAGTTCGGTGCCTAGGTGTTCTTCAATCATGTCAGAAGCGTTTGATTCGATGTATTTCGGTTCTTCGCCCTGCAATTCCTCTACAGTGTATGTTGGGTTGACCACACGAATCGTGAAGTCTGGCTTACCGAAGAATGAATCGTCTTCAGCTTCGACTGTTACCTTTTCACCGAAACCAGTCTTTCGAACCCAGTCAGCAGCTTTGAGGTTACCAGACATAGCCATAGTAATCATACTGGTTGTCATAATGTATGCGGCATTTTTAACAGGTAGACCTTGCCACCAGTCAGGCTGGTTACGAATCACCTTGTCAATCCACTCAGGGTCAGCAAGTACTTCTTGCACGATTTTTGAGAGGTTTTTCACAGATGGTTTACGTTGCACAACGTCACCGTCTTTTGTTAGTTGATAGTCTGACGGGTCCATGCCCGCAGCTTCCATAAGTTCTTTCTTTTCTTTTGCAATTTCGCGACCACGTTCAAGTTGAGCGATGAGTCGGGCTCGTCGTTCTTCAGGGGTCTCTTTGGGTTTTTGGTCGGGTTGATTATTCATAGTTCTATTACCTATTATACTTTCTTATGCTCTTCTCGAAGGATAAGCGGTGCGGTGTTGCGCCAGTTAATACGGTGGTGAATGCGAAACGCGTTGTTGTCTTTCTCTTTGCCCGCACCCTTGATGGCTGAAGTGTTGTAGAGAACCGAGAACTTTGCACCAGACGGGTGAGTGATAATTGTGTATGCGGTCTTGGTGTATGTACCGAGCGATTTATACATCTCAGACATACCGCCAGTGTTTGTTTGGGTGGTCTTCTGGTTGAGCGCAATGAATGCTGTCGTCAAGAACAAGAACCCTTGGTGCGCGAGTGACGTATAGGTGTTCACGTCTTCGTTGATACGACCGACAAACTTGAATCGTCTATCTGTCGAGCAAATAAAGCTGTTCATCACCTTGCGTCTAAATTGGTCAGTGACCATCTTCGAACCACCACCACCGATGTAATCACCAGACTGCGCCATGCAGAGTGAGTACATCAGGGGAACCGATATGAAGTACTCGAGCATAATGTCAAACACCTTGTCGAGCGTCTGTTCTTCGGGTAGCGGGGATAGCATAAGCGAAGAATAATTTATGTCCTCGTTCATTCGCCACCTGAAACTGTCGTAGTCATCGTCGAGCTGGATAAAATACTTATACCCTAGCTTTTCAGCAATATCGAACGAAGCGTTGCGAGCGTAAAAGATAGTGCGACGCTCACCTGAGTTGTCGACTTCATCGAACCGCTCTGCGATTTCATTCTTGCTAAACGTGACCACCTTATCATCACCCCATACTCTACGGTACTCGGGTAATGTTGCGTCTTCATCGTCTACTACGAGCTTCCATTCACCTGTATAACCGTGACGCTTCAGCGTGTTTACGGTAACTTGGTTATTCGGTCGCCCGTGCGTCAATATCAGTGCTACGAAGTTTTTGTTTTCCATGTATTTCTTTGTCGTAATTTGTTTGTTTTGATCGTACGCTCATAAGGCGTTTATTCATTTGAACGTAGCCCTCTTCGATTGCTTTGTCAAAGTCAATAATCACGAGGTGCGACGCTTCGAATAGTTCTTGTACTTCTTTAGGTGCGTGAGCGTAATACTCAGCGATTTTTCGATAGTCATAGACATAGTGTCGGGTCGCAGCTTTGCGCAGGAACACTTGAATGTCAGACGGTATATTTGATGAACGAATACGCTCGTTGAGGTCGCGTACCTTTTTGTCGTCGACCAGTTCGTCGATGTCTGGCTTATCGCCAGTTGGCGTATAAATCGGGGTTTTTATTTTGTCGCTGTATATCTCACTCATTCTGTATATTATTGTACTGGAAAATGCTATACTGACTTTCAAATGGCAGAGCATTTAGACAACGTTAGGTACCTACCCGTACCGAAAGAGTTGACCCCAGAGCAACGTGAACACTGGGAACACCAGCTCGAAGTATCTGAGCGCGCAAGAGAATACGCGTTACGAATGCTGGGGCGACTTGGGGTAGAAAGAGGATTAAGTGAAGACTGACGAAGACATCTTAAAAGGTAAAGACCACGAACACGAATACTATGCGTCACAATGCGAAGAGGGTTGCGGTTGTGACTATTTGCATTTGGGGTGCAAAGACACAGACTGCACATTCTATGCAATCGCTGACGGGTGGAAAGACTGCAACGTCGACTGGGAATACCGTATCAAGGAGCTGAAAAATGAATCGTGAAGAAAAGCTGAACAAGTATCAACGTGAACACACACTATTATTAAATGAAATTAAAGAACTTCAAGAGCAAAAGAAGCCAATCGAAAACCGCTTACGCAAGCTGAACTCACGAAGACACCGAGTTGGTATGGCAATCTACGACTTGAAGCACGATGGTATGGTGCCAGAGGTGACCGACCACGCTATCGTTCGTTATTTGCAGCGCGTGGAAGGGTATGATATAAATGACCTAAAGCTGAAAGTATCTCAATCGAAGCAATCAGTAAAAGTGGGCAATGTAATCGTAACCGTCAACGAGGATAGAGAAGATGACTGATAAAGACGTACGGCTCTTAAAGAAGATTCGTCAACACTTGCATGATTTGCACATCGAATGGGAGAACGACCCAGAAACTGACGGTCACTGCAAAAGCACAGAGGGCTATGTCGGTCTAATGCTGAGCTACCCTAACTGGTTCGAGACCGAAGATTACTTGAACGCAAAGCCCGAAGTAGGTTGTGAGGTTTACTCCTACCTGTTTGGGCCACACCGTCTTCACCAATACAACACCATGGAAGAAGCGTGGGCTGCAGTTAAAACCTGGACGTACCGCTGATGCACAAAAACGTACCAGACATAGCCGACATAGAAGATATTCTTGATAAGTTTATGCGTGACGCGCACGTGAATATGCAAGCGGGTCGCAATTCGCTACGAGCTGAGAAACGCACAATGCAAGCTATAGTCGACGAGCTTGCCTTTCGTGATGAATATGCGGTCAAGATGACTATCGCTATGTTCTTGCGTATGCAACTCGAAAGCATTAGTAAAGAAGACAAATCTATAAACGTGGACGAAGTGCGTCGTCGTGCGGTAGAATACTTGCAGGAGAACCGCGATGAGCAAATACGATGAGCTAAGATTGAAGTTCCTGAAAGACCACGAGAAAGCTGACGAGATGGTTTTCAAGCTAAACGATGACTTTATCACCCCTGTTAAAGCTATTTATCTTGCACCAGACCCCGAAGTAGACTATGATGAGCTTGATACACTAATCGAACAAATAAATCAAACTACAGAGGAGTAGCAAGTGGAATACGGCAATAATAACCAATCTAACGTGAAAAAGTATATCAAATGGGGTATCTGGGGCTTTATCGGTCTTCTAGTTCTCATCACGATTACTGGTTCACTCGCGTCAATCGGTACAGGTAAAGTCGGTGTTGTTACGAGTTACGGTAAAGTAACTGGTCGTGAACTAACCGAGGGTCTTTCAATCAAAGCACCTTGGGGTATTCAAAGCGTAACAGAATACGACACTAAGACACAAAAGGTTCAGTCTAACGCAACAGCGTCTACTAAAGACTTGCAAGACGTGAACGCTACAGTTGTACTAACTTACGCACTAAATCGCGGTAAGGTGTCAGAGATTCACCAGAACGTCGGTAAAGACTTTCAAGCTATCGAAATTGACCCACAGGTTCAAGAAGCATTCAAAGCTGTATCAGCTAAGTACACAGCAAGCGAATTGATTACTAACCGCGCAGAAGTAAAGCGTGACGTAGTAGACAACCTAAAAGATCGTGTTGAGAAAAATGGTCGCTACAACATTCAAGACGTAGCTATTACTGAGTTCAAGTTCAGCGCAGCATTCAACCAGGCTATCGAAGCAGTGCAAATCGCTAACCAGAAGGTCGCACAAGCTCGTCAGGAGCTCGAGACAACAAAGGTTGAAGCAGAGAAGCAAGTTGCAGAAGCAACCGCACAGGCAGAGTCTCAACGACTTCGTCAGCAAACACTCACACCAGAGATTTTGCAACAACAATGGATCGCTAAGTGGAACGGTGTACTACCAACTACTGACGCAAGCGGTGGTAACGCACAGTTTTACATTCCAACTAAGTAAATAAGGGAGCATAGGGGCTATGGCAACGAAAACAATCAGTGATGTACTAGAGTATCTGTATCGCAACAAAAAGCGTGAACTCGCACAAGTCGTTATCGACGAACTGCGTCGACCCGCACCTGTCAGCATACCACCTACCCTGCAACCGTCACGACCGTTTTCACCCAT